GCGACAACAGTGCACGCTGCAAACCTTGCGCTCGCCTGCCGAATTTCAAGTTCTCGACGTCGGGCTTCGCGTTCAAATTCCTCGCGCTCCTTCTGCGCTCGAATTTGGCTTTGCACCGAAAGCCATGCGATTGCCGCGCCGATGAGCACGCCGACAGCTCCGACGATGGCGCCTGCAAATCCGATCCAATCGGCCGACTTGCCCTCACGAATCGCGTCGAGGACAGGACGAACCCAAAGCGGGAGAAAAAATATGCCAGACGCGATTCCGCAGCAAAATGCCAAAACTATCGCGCCGATCTGAACCTGCCTCATCCTCTATATCTGCCGCGAGAAGTTGACCTTGTCGAGAGAGAGCCGCTGTGAAAGGCCGAAAACCACAGCTTGCGGCGGACGCGCGCGCGCTGGATGCACCCCTTCGGCCACCGTCCTGGCTATCGAAGCACGCTAAGGCCGAATGGCGGCGCGTCATGCCAGAGCTTGCCAAGCGTCGCATTCTCACCAATGCCGATATCGGCAGTCTCGAATGCTACTGCATCGCGATCGGCCGTGTGCGCGAACTGGAAAAGCTATTGCGCGTCGATATCGATCCCAGGCTGTTCCGTATGCAGAATCAGGCGATGCAGAGCGCGCGCCAGCTTGCGGCAGAGCTAGGTTTGACCCCGGTAAGCAGGTCGCGCCCGGCTGTGCGCGACAATGATGACGATGATGACGATGAAGAAAACCCGCTCAACATCGTCTGACACGTTCCCGCATTGGATCTATGACGACTCTCCGATCCCGGACCCGTTCGGCTACGGCGAGCGTGCAGTCAAATTCCTGCGGTCACTCAAGCATCCCAAGTCAACGTCGCAACGCAAGCGCTTCTGCCTGGATCCTTGGCAAGAGAAAATCGTTCGACGCATCTATGGGCCACGCAATCCGGACGGTTCGCGCATCGTGACAGTTGCCGTGATTCTCGTGCCAAGAGGGAACCGAAAGACATCGTTGGCCGCAGCCTTGGCCTTGCTGCACACCATCGGCCCCGAGCGCCTATCGGGCGGCGAAGTCATCTTTGCTGCCAGCGACCGCAACCAAGCTGGCATCGCCTTCAAAGAAGCGCGCGGCATCGTGCAGGAAGATGCGCGGCTGGTGAAGGCAACTAAGATTTACGACGCCTTCAACGCGCCAAAGAAAATCGGCTTCCCCAAGGATGGCGTAGAGTTGGAAGTCATTTCGTCCGATGCGCCCTCTAAAGAGGGCCGGACACCCGCGTTCGTCTTGGCCGACGAGATCCACGTCTGGCGCGGCGATGCGCTGTGGACTGTGCTGACCAACGGGCTGGACAAGACTGACGACAACCTGCTGGTGGTGACCACGACTGCCGGTCGCGGACAGGACAACATTGCCCATGAAGTGATCGAACGCGCCCGCAAGATCGCGCGTGGCGAGATCACCGACCCGGCATGGCTTCCCGTGCTGTTTGAAGCACCCGCCGATTGCGACTACACCGACGAAGCGCTGTGGCGGCGCGTGAACCCTGGCAGCGCACATGGCTATCCTTCGATTGAAGGCTTCCTGCGACACGTCAAGCGCGCGAAGGATAGCCCGACCGAGCGCGCCAGCCTTTTGCAATACAAACTCAATGTCTGGCAGGACCATTCGACATCGCCCTTTGTTGACATGGCGACCTATGATCGCGGCGCTGATCCGGTCGATTACGAAGCCTATCGCGGCGCGCCGTGCTGGATTGGCGTCGATATGTCCAAGACTACGGATCTGTCCGCCGTCGTCGCGTGCTTCCGCGACGCCGACACCTACACGGTGTTGCCGCACTTCTTCTGCCCAGAACAGGACATTCTCAGGCGCGGCGATGTTGACGGCGTGAACTACTCGCAATGGGCCAAAGATGGCTTTCTGACCGCCACGCCCGGCAACATCATCGATAACGCGGCCATCGCCGACTACATCCGTGGCCTTGCTGAGCGCTATCAGGTGCGCGAGATCGGCTTTGACGTGACGTATGCGCAAGCGGTGATGGCCCCGCTGGTCGAAGAGGGCTTTCCTGTCGTCACCTTGAGGCAAGGATGGGCCACGCAATCGCCCGCGCTGAACATCCTTGAGGCCGCGATCATCGCCGGAAAGTTTCGCCACGGCGGACACCCGATCTTGCGCTGGAACTTCTCTAACGTCGCGATCCATAAGGACACGAACGATAACCGCGTCATTCAGAAGGCAAAGAGCACCGACCGCATAGATGGAGTGTCCGCCACCTGGATGGCCGTGTCCCGCGCCGCCGCTGGCGATGGTGGCCCATCTGTCTGGGACGATCCGAACTTCAACCCCTCTGATTTTGTGTGCGCGTGATGGCTGACGATCTCGAAACCTACCTTGAGGCTCTGCCGGACAAGATAAGGGAGCAACTGTCCGATGTGCTTCTCGAACAGGCCTTCCGGCTGTCGGATGCTCAGCGCGGGGCGCTGCGGGCGCTTGAAGAAACGCGTGAGACAGGCGCTTTGGAAGCGTCATGCACTGTCGCGCCGGGCGCGAACGATCTCGAATACATCGTCCAGGCTGGCGGCGACATGACGACCAAGGAAGTGCGCGAAGGCAGCGGCGTTGAATACGACTACGCGGAAGCCTTTGAGTTTGGCACTTCGCGCCAAGAGGCGCGCCCGTTCTTCTGGCCGACCTATCGAGCGCTCAAACCAGAGATCGAAAAGAACATCCAAGATGCAGTTGACGAGGCCCTGAAATGACCGACCCGTGCGCGCGCTCCGTTACCTGGGGCGATGAAACCTATTCGTTAAACCTGAACCATCCGTGGGTCCGGAACGTGCTGAGCTTGCGAGGCATCAACTGCAAGCCGCCGGCTGCGCTCGCGCTTGGTTTCGAGACTGGCGCGTACACAATCGAGGATGTTGAAACCATCCTAGAGCTGGGCCTGATCGGCGCTGGTATGTCGGAGCGCGACGCCGATAAGCTTCTGGACCAGCACGTGCGCAACCAGCCCATCGCCGAGAATGCCGGAACAGCCGCCGCGCTCCTAGTCGCTCTTTACGTAGGAAAGCCGAATGACAACGCCAGCGCTTAATATTCCCATCAAGGTCACCGGCCTTGATGATTTCAAGAAGAACATGACCGAGATGAACGTGACAGCGGCCAACGCGACGCGCGCGGTGGCTGCGAGCACAATCAAAATGTCGGCGGGCTTCCTCGCATCCCAAGGCGCGGCTGGCGCGGCAACCCTCGCGTTCGGGCGCATGCTCAGCTTCTTACGGCCAATAGCGCTTGGCGTTACGGCCGTGGTCGATACGTTCGAATTCTTGAAAAAGAGTGTTGAGCTTGCAGGCCAGCAAATCGAAGCGTTCAACGCGATTGCTGCGAAGGCCGGTTCGGCTGGTGTCAGCACCGATTTTTGGCAGCGCTTCACCAAGAGTGCGCCCAACGCTGTGCTTTCGATCGATCAAATCAGTGAGGCCCTACAGAACTTCAACAAGGCCGCGACCGAGCGGCTTGGTGGCTCCGACATCCAACAGCGCATTGACGAGCTTGTGAAGGCTGGCAACTTCACCGGCAACACTGGGCTTGCCCAGTTCGCCGGATCTTCGACCACGGAAACGAGACTGCGGGCGATCGTCTCTCTGATCGATCAGGCGTTCCAAAAAGGCGAACGCCTCGCGGCGCTCGATATCGCCGGTAAGACATTCGGTGAACCTGTAGCGGCGGCGTTGCGGGCCAATAACGGCTATCTCGACCAGATGCTGCAAAAAGCCGACGCCATGTCGAAAGCTGAGATCGTCAGCCAAGACGAGATCGGCCGCGCGATTCAGCTTCGCGACCGCATTGACGAGGCGCAAAAAATCCTCGCCGACAAGTGGAAGCCTATCGAATCCGACATGGCTCAGCTTGGAATGAACGCGCGCGACAACTGGGCCAGTGTCGTCACGGTTTTCGCCGATCTCGTCGGCCTCGCCGACAAGCTCTATGCAACGCTTAAGGAAATCCCCGACGCGTTCGCAAAGATCGGCAGTTCGTCCGTCTGGACCCGGCTTACCGAGCTTTCGGGACGGCTTGGCCTGAACTCAACCCCGGAAGGTCTAGAGACCGGCATTGACGTGCAACGCCTGGACGCCACCAACAGGCTCCGCGCGGGAATGCTGAACCCGGCGAACATCCAGCGCGCCATGCAGGACACGGCGAACGCTCAATCTTTGACGCGCGGCGATACCTCGAAAGCTCCGGGCGCTCAAAAGCAGGGCCAGACCGACGCGGTTGACCGCGCCATCAATTCGCTGCGCAAGCATATCGAGGAACAGAACGCCGACACCCAAGCTGTTGGTCTCGGTGAGGCGGCACTCGCGCGCTTTAAGGCGCAGGCGCAGGAAACCGCAGCGGTGCAGGCGAACCACAGCAAAGAGACTGCCGAGCAAGCAGCACAGTTCAAAGAGCTACAGCAACGGGCCGCTGATGCGGCCGAAGCGCTCGCGAAGGCCAAGCTTGCCGACCAAGTGTCATTCAGCCGGCAGACCGCGTTCTTGACACCGGAAGATGTACAGATCGCCAACCAGCTTAAGGGCATCTATGGATCTGACGTTCCCAAGGCTCTCGCCAGCACCGAGGCTGCCGCGATCCGGACGAACAACGCTCTAAAGGGTGTCGGAGACGCCTTCTCTAGCTCGTTAAATCAGCCGCTCTTAGATTTCGAGACGGGCAGCAAGAACGCAACGCAATCGCTGCAATCGTTCGCCAGTGCGTTCAGCCGGTCACTGTTGCAGATGGCAAACCAAGCCTTGATCGTGAAGCCGCTGCTCTCTGGCATCGGCGGGCTGTTCGGCTTGGGCGGCTCCGGCTCTACGCCCGTCATGAGCGGAAGCGATCTTGGCGCTGGCACCGGAGGCATGTCCTTCCCGATGTTCGCGGGTGGCACCGATAGTGCACCCGGCGGCCTTGCGTGGGTTGGCGAGCGCGGCCCCGAGCTGGTCAACCTCCCGCGCGGCTCGCAGGTGATCCCCAATGACGCGTCCATGGCGCTGGTGAAGAACATCCCAGGCTTTGCCGATGGCGGCGTGATCGGCGGCGGCACGCCTGCCCCGCTGTTCGGTGCAAGCCACACCATCGCGCCGACGATCAATGTCGCGGTGCAGGGCAACCCCGGCGGTTCATCGCACGATCACGCCAGAATGGGCCAAGCCATCGCTGAGGCAGCCCAGGTGCACATTCAGAAGATGATCGGGGACGAAATTCGCCAGCAGATGCGGCCCGGCGGGGTCTTGAGGCGCTGAACCCGCTATATTGCAAAAAAGAACCGCCCCCGATGGACCACGGGGGCGGCTCGATGAAGGTTAGTCCAAAACTCGCCGTTGCTTAAGGGAAAGTCTGAACGTCATGGAGTATAGCACTAATTCGCCGAATTCGCAGCCTCGCTGCGTCAAATTTTCGGGCGAGCAAAAGTCAGCCGACGATGAACTGCTTGACCTCGATCTGGAGGCCTTGAACGGCAGCGAAGCCGAAGTCGATGCCGAAGTGATCGAGGCATTGACCTCCGGCGAGGAAGCTATCAAATCCGAGGAACGCGCGCGGGCAGCGCAAGAGGCGCACGAAAAGCGTATGCGCCCGCTGATGGAAATTTGCGCGAAGTGGGTAGCGTCAAAACCTCCCGGATATTTTGACGATCCGGTAGAGCATGAACAGCAGACCCCGGCCCCACCGCCTCCGAAACCTCACATCGAGTACACCCGGCCCGCGATGGCGGATGCGACCGATGAAGATATAGAGCGCGCCATCCATGGCGACCCACGATGGCGTTCAAGCACGCAACCAGAACCGGAGCCGGAGCCAGCCCGTGATGACGCCCCATCGGGAGAGCCAGAACGTCCGATCATGCCGCAGGCCTCTCCCGAACGCATCCGCGAGTTGCGCGAGCAGATACGCGGGGAACGCGAGAGCCGCCAGCCCAAGTACACAAGGGTAACCGATGCGAAATTCTCTGCTGATCATAAGACAGAGATAGCGCACAAGCGCGAGCAGTCGGCCGCACGATCAAGGAAGTATCGTGCCCGCAAGCGCACCGTTGCCGAAAAAACGGCCACGGAAATCTTGAAAGAGCTTGAGGCCGCGCCCTTCCCCGATCCTATGCCGTGGCGATCACACCGCGCCTATAAAAAGCGTCTGCGTTCGCTATGCGAGGCAACTGCCAACCCGAAGGCAGACGGGTTCCTGGTCCAGATGCGAGGCCGGGAGATTGAGATCGTCGATGCATGGGTGATCGTGCTGGACGCCCGGAAGAAGCACGGCGCGAAGGCTTCCCTCACCCAGATCGCGTGGCATCATCCGGACAAGGGCATGACCAAGCACCGTGTCCGGAGGATGTTGGAGAACATCGCCAAGCTAGAGCAACCGGGCCAACCTTGGGCAGCGTGACGGAGGGTGACACGGCCGCCGGAGCGTGACGGGGTGACACGGGCCGAGGGTGGAGCGGAGCGTGACGGAGGGTGACACGACTTGAAAGAAGTCCTTCAAAATCAGCAAAAAACCGTGTCACCCTCCGTCACGCGTTCTCACTATTATAAGAATCTAGGTATATCTAAGAATCTTTTAAATAGCGGGAAAACGTGACGGAGGGTGACACGGTTTAGACCCTCCCGGATGTGGGCTAACCCTCCCGGAATACGACTCAGCCTCGCCCTTGGTCCTAGACCCTCCCCGGCCTGTGGCTCCGCTTCGCCCCGAAAATTATTTTCATAAGCCAGCGCTTACAAACCTCTGTTGATCCGGCTCGGCAATTCCGGCCCCGGCATAAGCTCGCGCTTAAGTTTCATCCCCGGCCCGCGCCTCGCCTCGCTTGCAACGCTGTTCCGGCTGTGAATCTATGCCGCCGTTCCATCATCCACATGAGGCTGACATGACCAACAAAGGAACCTTCGTCCCAACCGACACCCACTCCCGGCTTGTCGAGAAGATTGCCGATCTGCTCTTGAAGCCCTGCCCGTTCGATGCAGCACCGGCACGCAGGGCGTGGCTCGAAAACGAGATCAAGATCGTGCTCGGTGAGATCGGCGATATCTGGCCGCTCGAAATCTATGGCGATGTATTCGTTGCCGCTATCGAGGACGCGGAGAAGCGGCGCGCCTTAGCCTGTAGCCGTTGAAATCAAAGAGACCGCCAAAACATGGCGGCCTCTACCTCCCTTATCTGCACAACCTAAATGGGGGGTTGGTCTCCAAAAGATCAACTGGGTCGTTATACTCGGAGCAACGATCGACTGTGTCGCGGCTGCAAACGAGATTACATTGAGCAGAGCTCTAGAAAGTACGATCAAACGCCTGTGCGCCCTTTCGAGCAACAGATGCGCTTTTCCAGCGTGCCAACACGCTCTTGTCGTCAATGAATCCTTCGTGGGCGAAATAGCTCACATCTGCGGCGACAAGCCCCTTAGCGCCCGCTACGACAAGCTACAAAGCGAAAAGGAGCGACAGGGTTTCGACAACCTGATGCTCATGTGCGGCCATCACCACAACATCATCGACAAGGATGAGGATACATATACGGTCGCAAAACTTAAGCAGATGAAGCACGACCACGAGTCTCGCGCGACGCCGTTCAACGTTAGCGACGCGATGGTAAGGACGATCGCGGGAGGCCAACCCTCGCACCGCTGGACAGCTGCTATCGCCACGGTAACAGCCCTAGCGCTCTTGGCCGTGATCGGTTTGATTTATGTGCGTCCTCCAGATTGGCTACCATTTCAGCGGCTGCCGAAGGCGCTTGAGATCGAATGCAGCTCGATCGCATCGAAGTTCCCAATACCTGACGATGGCCGGATGTACTTTCTGATGCCGACCGACAAGCCGAACATTAGGCCGGGTGGAGGCATGCCGCTTTTCTGGGGCGAGCCTAAATCAACCTACACGCTGACAGGTCCGTTCAGGCCGATCGAAAAATGTGAGATCACCAACTATGGATCCGAACCGCTGATCGACATTGAATTGGCCCCGCGCGTAACGTTCCGCAGCGTTATCAAAACGCCCGGCGCCGGAGATCAATCTGGGCCAGTCACATCGGAACGAACTTGGCCACTCATCATCAATAGGATCGATCCAGGCCACGCTAATAGGTTTGCCTTCTTCATCGCAAACGAGTCAGACAAGCTGATCGAGGTGGAACTGCCCAGCGAAGCCAAAATTCGTCTGATGGGAGATAGCAACTCTCGAACCCTCCCAATCCATCAGAGCCTGCTTACGGCACTGTTTCAGTTTCCGGCCGCATCATATGAGCAACGTCAGTGAATCCGTCGAACTTGAGACGCTCGATCGCCTCTTTCATCGCCTCGACGGGCTGCCCATGCTCATAGCCTGCACCGGCTGACTGATCGGAGTGCCCGGCAAGCTGATCGCGCATGTCCTTTGGCACGCCCGCCATCTTCAAGCCCGACTTGAACGTATGCCGGAACGAATGCCACGACTTCCGACCATCCGCGATGCCAACCTTGCGCAGATACGTCACGTTGAAGCGGCGCGGCAGGTAACGCGGGAAATAGTGATCGAGCGTTGCTGTTTCTGTTGGGGCCTTGGCCTTCGCTTCCATGCCCTCGCGATACCAATTCGGGAACAGATGGGTTTCCTTTCGCTTGCGCAGATCGGCGACATACTTCTCAAACCCCAACTTCAACACCATGCTATGCACCGGGACCAGCCTTTGCGATCCGATGTTTTTCGTCTCTTCCTCGATCGCGATAACGAGAATGCCGCGCTCGGTGCGGATGCTGTTCAGCTTAACTTGGGCAAGCTCTGAGGCGCGCATCCCACCGAACAGCGAGATCACCATCGCCCATTCACGCTCGCCCCATTTGCCATCTGGCCCGAAGTGCTCGCCGAACAGCCGCGTCAGATCATCGGGCACGAAGTTCACGCGCGGCGGCTGCGAATCCTTGACGACATCAACCTTGATGCCCGCCGCTGGATTGTCGGGAATGATATCGCCGCGTACGGCCCAATTCAGGAACGCATGCAATCGCGCCAGATACTTGTCGTTGACCGTGCGCGCGTCCAACAGCGCATAGGGCTTGTTGCGTGCCTTATTCGCCTTCACGGCCTCCGGCAGCGTCATGTCTGGGAATCGCTTGCTGTAGTTCGCCGGGGCATCGGCGAGCATTCTCTTGAAGGCGTGAACGTGCTGCCGGGTCAGCCTATAGATCGGCAGCGGCTCGCCGATCGTGTCCTCCAGCATGCGGACAGTGACGCGGTTGTCATGTCTGGTCCGGTTGCTGGTCGCCTTCTCGTTGGCGAATTGCTCAGCAAGCTCACCCAACGTCCGTTCGCTGTCGGGGCATAGAATCCTGATCGTCAACGGGTCATCCGTTGAAGAAGGCTTTTTGACCAGCAACGGATGCTGCGGCTGCACGGAAAAGTCACCGGCATCGTGCGCGTCTTTCATCCGCATAGATTCGAGATGCACGGCGGCGAGCCCCCGCGCTAGCTCTCGCCATTCGGGCGTGCCGAATTTGACATCGGTGTTCCCCTGGTCGCGATACCAGTCAATCGCCCAACCGATCAGCGCATCGGCTTCCTCGTTTGAGACTACACCACTCACCAGCTTGCGAAGCTTGTCCGCATAGAACGGTCGGAAATCTTCCTTCTGGATGCGGATCGTGTCGGCAAATTCAGAAAGATCAGCGCGGCGCTCCGCGTCATGTTTGGCAAGCTCGGATTCAAAGTGCGCCTTGGCGAGGTTGGCAAGGCTCAGGATTCGCCCCTTGCGCGGTTGGGGTGCTGGAGGCCTCTGTTCCGTCTCACGCTGCTCACGCGCCTCGCTAAGCCGTTGCTGCATGCGCGCGACCGCGCCCGGAAGCTTGCGCTTGGCAAGTGTCAGATCGGCTCCAAGCGGCTCCGTCAGCTCGCGCTTCATGATGATGGGCCGCAGCGATTCCGGGACCGCAACGCGTGCCCAATAGCGCCCCTTGCGAGGTAGCAAATGTCTGATTTTAGAGAATGAGTTTTCGGCCATGATCTGCTATGATTTTCGGACTTTTTGGAAACCATTTTGTAGCACGGCTCTGGGTACTATCTATTTATTTTTACTTATCTTTTTGTAATCCCTGGGGAAAGTTTTGTAGCAGGTTCGAGTCCCGCCGCCCGCACCAATTCGCGACGCGAGTGAAGGCTGCCGCGCCGAAGTCTGAAAGGCAAAGGCAGGCCGCGGGTCCACGGCTTAGC